GCAAGAGTGGCCAAAGCCTATGGAAGATCATTTAGCTCAACCATGGGATTGTCTAAGCCATCATCATAGCGTGGTTTCTTTAGACAGAGTCAGCTCAAGTCCCTGGTATTGTAAAATAGACGGCCAGTTTTATCTGGGCAAATACATGTTTACAGTAGATTACACCGATCATTCTATAGCGGATGATCCAGCACAACATAAACAAAGTCATGTGCTTTACTTGACCGACGCTGGTGAATATACTGGTAATTTTGTTGCATTACCCAACAACAGAGTAAGAGCAACCAATCCAGCTTTATGGAGAACAGGAGAAGGAGCACCAGATTTTGCACCATCCCAGTGGATCCATTCTGCTGAGGCGCATGAGAGCTATACAGATCCAGTCAAGACATTTGACAATTTGTATGCCTCAGACGAAGATAGAGAGTAATTATGGCATTATCTGGAAGCAAAGACTTTGAATTAGATGTAGCGGATTACGTTGAAGAAGCGTTTGAGCGTTGTGGTTTGGAATTAAGAACAGGCTATGATCTAAAAAGCGCAAGTAGAAGTCTTAATCTAATGCTTGCAGAATGGGCTAATAGAGGCCTAAATCAGTGGACTGTAAAAGAAAAAACAGTTGCTATGGTTAAAGATACAGGCACTTACAATATTGACAGTACAAACGCTACAGCTCCAATAGATGTTTTAGATGTTTACATAAGAGAAACTCAAGGATCCGAAACAACAGATCTACCAATGACCAGATTAAGCAGAGCTGAGTATTCACATATAACCACTAAAACCAGCACTGGTAAACCAAATCAATTTTTTATTAATAAGCAATCAACGCCAACGATTACTGTTTGGCCCGTACCAGATAAAACAAGCACATACACGGTTTATATGAATGTATTGACCAGAATGGACGATGCCGACGCAGGTGCAAATACTATGGATATGCCGTTTAGGTTTTATCCCTGTTTGGCAGCTGGCCTGGCATATTACATATCATTAAAAAGAGCTCCAGAAAGAACCAGTATGTTAAAAAGTTTATACGAAGAAGAGTTTGATCGTGCCATGTCAACCGATGAAGACAGAGCATCGTTTAGAGTATCACCAAATCTTAGGAGTTATAACAACGCATAATGGCTTTTGCATCTGGTAAATTTTCATACGGCATCTGCGATATATCTGGTTTCAGATATAAGCTCCAGGATATGCGTAAAACCTGGGACGGTTTATTAGTAGGTCCAGATCAGTGGGATCCTAAACATCCGCAGCTAATGCCAAAACCAGCTCCAGATGATCCCCAGGCTGTTAAAAACGCAAGACCAGATACAGCAGACGACAATTCAAAATTTTTAGTTTACACCAACGTTGGTGACGGAAAACTAGGCACGGTATTGACTACTTTTTCGGTTACTTCTGGTGTAGGTGAGGTAACGGTGACAACATGAGTTTTACATACGGCACACTTAAAACAGCTATACAAGACTATCTGGAAGTTTCTGAAACAACTTTTACTGATCAATTACCAACGTTTATACAAGAGGCCGAGGACAGAATATTCTCGTTTGTTCAATTACCAGAGCAAAGAAAAAACGTCCAGGGCACGGTCACTACTGGTAACAGATTTTTAGCAACACCAACAGATTTTTATACGCCTATGAGTTTGGCTACCATAAGTTCAGACACATACGATTATTTAGATTTTAAACATCCATCATTTATTAAAGAATATTCATCTGGAACAACAAGATCCAAACCAAAATATTACTCACTATTTGATGATGCGGCTTTTGAAGTATCACCTATACCCGACCAGGACTATACGGTTGAACTTCATTATTTACATAAACCAGTCTCATTGACTGCTGGTAGCGACTCTGGCACGACATTCTTATCTACGGACTATTCTGACGCTTTGTTGTATGGATCCTTAGTTGAGGGTGCTATTTTTCTTAAAGAGCCATCTGACGTTATTATGCAGTTGGAGGGACGCTTTAAGGAGGCGATAGCCAGAATGAAAAATACATCCGAAGGTCGTGGTACACGCGACGAATATAGGTACGATTCTGTTCGCTCTAGCGTGAGCTAATGAGCAGAATTGAGTCACTAGAGGGCAAGAAAGTTGCTCTGATCGGTCTTGGCATATCACAAGTTGATTTTGCTATTGGTTTACAAAACGGTAGGGAATGGGATGAAGTCTGGTGTATAAACTCAGCTGCATCTACATATCCGTGCGATAGAATATTTATGCTAGATCCTGCAAGCAGGTTTTTTGATACAGATGATGCTGGCCATCAAACCTCGGTTATGTGCAGAGTTTTACAAGAACATGATGCACCTGTATATACATGCGAGTTAGATCCTAGAATAAAAAATCCTGTTATGTATCCGCTGGAAGATGTTTGCAACGCAACACAATGCGCATACTTAAATAATACTGTTGCTTATGCTATAGCGTTTGCTTTGTATAACAAAGTTGGCCAACTAGATCTATTTGGTATTGACTTCTCATACAAAGAAAACATGCATTTTGCAGAAGCTGGTAGAGCTTGTGTAGAGTTTTGGATTAGTAAATGTATGGCAGCTGACATTCTTATCGGTATTAGCGGTAGATCTACAGTTTTAGATTCAAACGTGCCAGCAACCGAAAAGCTGTACGGTTTTCATAGATTAGATAAACCATTGGTAGCAATACCACATAAAGGCAGATTCATTATTGGTCCGTACGATGATATTAACGAAGATCTTGCAAAACACGGTCTTAAAATAAATGAGGACGTTGCTCCACCAGAGCCGTACAAAGGGTGAGTGTAAAAAGCGATTTTGTATTAGGTAAAGTTGGTGTTACAACCACCGAGGGTAAGGGCCATGATCCAGAGTTCTGGGCGGCCCAGGCAACAAAAAAAATATGCGACATTTCTGAGTCTGCTCCCGAACATATCAAACAGCAGGCTTTGGCTTTTCAAAATCAAGTTTATACTGTAATCTTACATAGTATGAAAAATGCAATTAAGTCGCAAAATACGACTTATGCAAATTTATTAGAAAAACAAGGCCACAGCGACATGGCTAAAATATTAAAGGAGCTATAATGGCAATAACATCCGCAATTTGCACAAGTTTTAAACAAGAACTTTTGGTGGGCACGCATAATTTTACAGCGTCATCTGGTGACTCTTTTAAGTTAGCTTTGTATACAAGCTCGGCTACACTTGGAGCAGGAACTACAGCATACGTTACAACTGGTGAGGCAACTGGTACTAATTATACAGCTGCTGGTTCAGCATTAACTAACGTAACACCAGTTACATCTGGAACAACCGCTGTTGTTGATTTTGCAGATTTAACTTTCAGTAACGCTACCGTAACAGCAAGAGGTTGTCTTATCTATAATGATACAGATTCTGACAAAGCTGTTGCAGCTATAGATTTTGGCGGCGACAAAACATCTACAGCTGGTGACTTTACTATAGTTTTTCCAAGTGCTACAGCAACTGGTGCAATTATAAGATTAGCTTAACAGCAGCAATGCCTAAATATTATGCCGCTGTCGAAGATAGAGTTTAAACCAGGAATAAATAAGGAAGAAACCGATTACGCAAACGAAGGCGGTTGGGTTGATGCCGATAAAATTAGGTTTAGAAAAGGTCGAGTTGAAAAAATTGGTGGTTGGGAGAAGTTTTCTACTAATACAATAGTTGGTTCTGCTAGAGCTCTACACTCTTGGATTTCTTTGAGCGGATCAAAATATCTTGGTATAGGCACAACTAATAAATATTACATTGAAGAAGGTGAAACATATAATGATGTTACGCCTATAAGAAAAAATACCACTAACGCAGCAACTTTTGCTGCAACCGATGGATCATCTACTATTACAGTGACTGATGCAGGTCATGGAGCTGTCAACGGTGATTTTGTTACGTTTTCAAGTGCGGTTAGTTTGGGTGGTAATATCACGGCAGTGGTATTAAATCAAGAGTATCAAATCAACCTGGTGACAGGTACCAACACTTATGAAATAACAGCAAAAGACACAAGTGGATCAAGTGTCACAGCAAACTCAAGTGATACTGGTAACGGTGGATCTGCAACCGATGCAGCTTATCAAATCAATTCTGGACTCGAAAATTATGTACAGTCTACTGGTTGGGGTGTAGGAACTTGGGGTGCTGGTGGTTGGGGTTCATCAACAGCTCTCTCAGCAGCAAACCAACTACGATTATGGACACACGATAATTACGGCGAAGATTTAATTATAAACCCAAGGGGTGGTGGTATTTATCGTTGGGTAGAAAATGACGGTTTATCAACAAGAGCAGTTGAGTTAGCTACAACTAGCGGCGCAAATTTAGTTCCAACACAAGCCTTACAAGTCATTACATCTGAAACAGACAGACATTTAGTGGTTTTAGGCGCAGATCCTATAAGCGGAAGCTCAAGAACAGGAACATTGGATCCTATGCTTGTAGCTTTTAGTGATCAAGAGAACCCATTAGAGTTTGAACCATTAGCAACCAATACAGCAGGATCTTTAAGATTATCATCTGGATCATCAATAGTCGGTGGCATTAAAGCTAGACAAGAAATACTTATTTGGACCGATACCTCGTTATATTCTATGAATTTTATAGGACCGCCTTTAACCTTTGCTGTAAACCTTATTAATGAAGGAGCTGGTTTGATTGGACCAAAAGCCGTATGTAATTCACCCAAAGGTGTTTATTACATGTCTAAAAAAGGTTTTTATTATTACAACGGATCGGTACAACAAATACCTTGTAGCGTGCAAGATTATGTATTTTCAGATCTTGATGAAGGCCAGGCGTTTAAATGCTTTGCAGGACTTAATGAAGAGTTTTCAGAAGTTTGG